TGAAATCATGTCCATCTTCTGTGCAATTGATCCAGATCTCTCCTAGAATTCTACCGAACTTTCCTCGACTGTCCGCTTCTGGACATCTGACTTGAATTTCAATATCATCTCTGTCATCTATAGTTGCCCAATGTACCCACGACTTGAGTGCAGCTTTAGATAGTTTACCATAAATCTTTTCATTCTTGTGTCTTGTTCTTGATTCTGGTGTGTCAATTCCAAGTAAACGAACTCTCCCACAAAACCTTACATCGAATCCCAAATCAATTACTGCATCAAGTGTGTCTCCATCAACAATCTTTTCAATTGCAGTTACATTGTAAATGAATTCACAAGGTTCTTCGTTAATATATTCAGCCACTTTTTACCTTTCTATTCGCAACCACATGGGGATTCTTCAGAACACTCACATGATTCACAATTACAGTTTTCGCATTTACAGTTTTCGTTGTTACACATTTTACTTCTCCTCGTTTTTATTATTTAATTGTTTATGATTCACCCTTTACTCCCTTTTTGTCTTTTCTTCCTGCCATTGCCTTTCTACGTTCTACATCTTTTTTACGTGTTGTAATAAGAAGTTTTTTTGCAAATCGATCAATTATTTTTGATTTCTTTTTAACTATATCAGAAATCTTTCCACGTTCTGAATAACTGAGTTCTGATTTTTTCTTTGTTCGGAGTTTAGGAAAGAATTTCTTAACAACCAATTTGATTGCAGCTTTACGAGCACGTACTGCAATTGTTGCTTTGGTTGCTGCACGTTTCATTGCACGTAATCGTTTCATAATGAATCCCGGCTTCTTCGCTTGGATTCTCATTCGGATAGCCATTTTTCTTCGTTGTGCAGGAGAAAGTCCTTTACTTGGTATCTTACTCGCCTCTACTTGAATTCTCAACTCTTCTATTTTTCCTTCTCTAACAGCTCCTTTGAGTAATAAAAACTCACACATTTGATCTTCTCGTAAAGGGGATATAGAATCATCCTTACATAACATGTCTATTTCTTCTATTAAAGAATTGATTTCTTCGATTTCTTCAGTAGTATATTCCATATCTTCCTTTATATTGTCTTTCATTTTTTCTTTTTCTTTGGAGTGTGTTTTCTTTTATGTTGACTCTTCGCAACTCTCAAAACTTCTTTACGATGCAAGTCACTTATATCCACATCTTGATATTTCTTAAACATCTCAACCATCTTAGCAAGAACTTTCATTAACATGTCTACATCTGCAAGAGCATTGTGCCAACCTTTAACATCTATGCTCATTGCCGTACTTAGATTTCCTAATGTTGATGAAACTTTTTGTTTTCCTGTTTTTGTATAGGTGGATAATGATTTCAGAATCAAATCCAATTCGTCACTACCTTCTACCGATTTGAGTAACGGAATAAAATACATTTTGTTCAATTCAAGTGTATCCAATGTCTTGTATGTCTTCATCTTGATACCATACATCTTCGCACGAACACCAAGATACTTTAAATCAAATGGTGCATTGTGTGCAATCAAGACAGGATTTTTAAACTTGTTTATAAATTTAAAAAATACATTTATTGCATGAACTTCTTTTATGAATCTGGCTGTTTTTGCACCATAACGAGTCATCTTCAACACCTCTTGTGGTGTCTTTAATTTGTCTTTTGGTTTTACGTGTGAATCCCAATTCTCTCGTTCTGGTGTGCCTGGTTTTAAAACATCCTTTGTAACTTGTAATAGATTAACCTTGTAATCTATCTTATCAACTTCTTTGAATGTTGATCCCTCATATGCAACCGCCGCAATTTCAGTAAGTTGTAGATAATCCTTTTTGGGAGTAAGTCCCATTGTTTCAGTATCAAAATAAATGAGAGTTTTTCCATTGAAATTCAAAACAGTATCTAACAACTCCTTAATTGAAAGTCCGTACAGTTGGGTTTTCCCCTCGCAAAATTGTTTAAATGTTTTCATCTTATGCACCACTTATTTCTCCACGAGCCGCAATGTCCACCTTGTCTTGACTCTTTGCCCACTTCTGGGCCTGGGCTTTGTTTTTAAATCCATTAGAAACTGGCATCCATTTGTTACTCCCCACATGACCCATTACATACCATTTCTTGTCGCTCGGGTTCTTGGAAACAATATACTTGGAATTTGCTTCTTCTAGATATTCTTTGAATGTCAATAGAGATTCTTCTGATTGAATTGCTTTCAGTCCCATTCCTTTACGAACATCATTCATCATATTCATTGTATTCTTGGCACCAAATCCTCTTGGAACTCCTCCCTTAAAGGATTTTAAATCTCCGTCTACCGCTGCGGCCCTCATCTTAGATGCAGACATTCCTGAAACACCTTCTGCATCTGGATCACGTTCTCCTGCACTAACTACTTCGATTTCCTTGAAATTATAAGATGTTCCCTTGAGAGGCGCATCATCACCAGTTGCACCATTGAATTTATCCAATTCAGTTTGAAACTCTCTAACCCTATCGCTCCCGGCAACCATGATTAATCTATCATAATGCTTATTGAAAATAACCGCAATAAGACGAAGAAATAATTTCTTTTTGTTTAATTCCTCATCATAATGTTTCATTTGTTTGGGAAACATTTTTTTCAAATAAAATGCTTTTTGATCTTTTGTTAATGGATTTTTTTCTGAATCCACTGAATGACTTGCAAGAATAAAAGTATCACTATTTCTACCACCCTTTCTCTTCGCAACAGAAATAAGTGCATCCAACAACTTTCCGTGGCCAATTGTTGGAGGATTGAATCTCCCAAAACAAAATACTGCTGTCTTTAAATCTTTTGCCATTACTTATCCCAACTCTTTGCAACGGTGAAATTATTAAGTGAAAAAGTAAGTCTATCAACCAATTTGACTGCATTACCTTTCATGGTATCGATTGCAACAAAACCTTCGGGCGTAGTAACATCATATCCCGAATCGGTTTTAATAAAGGTTTTTGTCATTCCTTTAATCTTTTCCAATTTACGAACAATCAACATTTTTGCATCGATGAGTAAATTTTGCATTTCAAATATTTTAACCAACTGAGATGAATTACTTCTCAAAAATTTCACATGACGATCCATTTCTTCCTGTTTTACTTTCTTCATTTTATCTGTCTTCACTCTATCGACATCATGTTTCAATCTATCATAAGCACTTGCAATCGTTCCAGCTGCATGGTTTCTTGGATTTGTAATTCTCTGTCCTTGTCTTATCATTTTGTTTGCATATGTCTTTATCAAAATTCCAATGCGTTCTTCTTTTGCTATTGTATCAATAACATCTTTCTTTAACTCATGAAATTTCTTTCCTGCTTGACTGAGAATTTTCGTTACTTCTTCTGTTTCCTTTTTTGTCATAGTAGAAGAACCAGAAGTATCCGTGAACGATGCATCTGCTTGCCAGACCGACTTTGTTTCCTTGAATGCACTGTCTGAAACTCCGAAAGAGGCCTTCATACCTTCCATCGTATCACCACTATAAGTAGTGTGCCAGATGATTCCCATTTTAGATGATTTGATTTTTGAGGCGAGTTGTGAATTTTGTGGAACTGCGTAAACGATTGTGTTTGGTTGGAATATAATATACGATTCATTATCAATTGTTTTAGTTTGTAGATCGTCTTTCGTGTACATTATATCACCTTGTAAGACCCCCTTGATGCCCACCTTTGAAAGTTCATCCAACGAAACATGGAGTTTGTCAGCAAGACCACCAGAATGATTTCTATCAATATCATCGTGTGTATAATTTACTTTCTTGGCTCCTCCCATTTTGAAAATTCCTTTGGTTCCTACAAAGAACTTTCCATTCTCTGGATTGGTTCCTGCAAAGACTGCTGGAGCACCATCCCACTTGACAGTTATATTAACACCCGAACTAGCGTTCCCTGCTAACATATCTCGTAAAGATTGCAAGAAACTAATCGCACCTCTGGTTCCATTGATGCCATTGTTCAGTACTTCGTCTTCTAGGTGTTCTAAATGAAGGTTTTTACCTTCTTTTGCTTCAGAAAGATATTCTTTGAATCGTAACATTATT